CGGACATCTCACCAAGACCACAGTTAGCGTCTGCGACCACGCCAGTTGCTTTTGGTTAGTAACTGAATACCAGTGCTAGGCTGTTACTTCTGCGCCAATCCAGCTTTAGCAACACCTAACACATCTTTGCCAATCGTCACGCCTTGCTTCAATAATGGTAGCGCTTTAGGTACGGTGTATTCTAAGAAACGGAAAACTTTACTAAATCCCGCCGCTACACCCTTAAAGAAGCCTGCAAATGAGAACCCAGTCGTAATCAAGGGTTCACTATTGGCAAAATGAACAATTTGACGGAACTCGGGCTCTAACGCCCCCATCACGATTGGGAATGGTATGTCCTGAGGCCGCACTCTCACTTGCATATGGACAACACCCTCAACACGTAACACAGTTGTGGCACTCAGACCAGTGACCACAAGCGTCGGTACAGTATTGAGATTCAACCAATCAGCATACTGGGTGACTGCAACCGCACCAGTATCTTCTGATTCACGATCAAAACGTGCTCGCACAGTAATGCCATCTGCCACTGCCAATCCAGTACCTACAGCAACTTGTTCAATATTGCCATATGCCTGGTAAGCAGCAGCAGCCGTTCTATTTGACCGGTGAGTTAGGTATGCCTCAAAACGCCCAGAAGTGACATCTTTCGCTGATATCGGAAAAGCACGCAATCCGGCCGCTATGATCCTTGCAGAATCATTTTGTGCGACATACGCCAATATGTTAGCAGCAGCATCTGCTGCCACAGTGGCAACTGTTGTTGGCGTATTCGCTGGTGTCCCAGCTTCTGTACCATACAGAAAATCCAATCGGCCTCCTTCCAAGTGGTTCGGTGGAACCAAACACACCTGGTAGGATGTGGAAGTTGCGCCCGACATCGTCGCGGCATAGAATGCGGTCACTCCTAACAGCGGTTCACTATTGCCGTCCGGACACACAATCGGTGTGCTTTGCCAACCAGTGGATGATTGCCCGAACGGATCAAGCAGTAACTGCAAGAAACTCATACCTGCGGAACCAATTTCGATGCCAGAAAAGCGATCATTGATTTTAGCCTCAATTTTGCGCTCCATATCTTTCATCGCAACACTCCGCAATGGTATGTTAGTCCGCTGAAATGTCCTCGCCCCGCGCTGCTGCACCGGCGCACGCCGTGGTGCACGCGGTGCACGCCTTCGCCTACGCTTTGCTGTTTTAGCTTGCATTTGCAAAAATATCCAAAAAGTGGATTTCAACAATATGATGTATTTTTGCTTAGAGCCGGTCATTTGTACATAGCATACAACGACCGGCTGGCAGCCCTAAGGTGGGCCTTCCAAGTCTCGCTCGAGTGCAATCGTATTGACCGAGATTGGGAAAATCCTCGTGCTGGCGTTCTCAGCAGCTCGTATATTGGCATTCATCATGTCCGTGTAGGCATCGGAACCGTACCGCGCCAAACAAGCCGCTTCGAAATGCGAAGATGGCATAACCTTACCGAAATCGCCCTTGGCATAATGCTTCAACATATACATAATCCCATTTACGGGCATCTCGATTGGTTTCTTAGCATCCTTAGCAAATCGGCTCAAAGCATTGAGGAACACAAGCACGTATGGATCTGCCGCATACATGTGCTTGAATGCTTCGAGAACCACGCCTAGAAATTCTTCACCACGCGTTAGTGCGATCTGTGAATCAGTCCAGAACATCTTAACAAAAGCTTTCAATGTCGGTTGCAGAACATATGTCTCTAAATCGTTAACTTGAGCCGGTACCACCCTACAAGATAGGAAATCAACGTCGAATATTGACGTAGCCAAAAACAGCTTGTTAACGAAACCGAATGTCGCCAGCTGATGTTGTTTAAAATGCTCAATTAGACCTACATCGGCATAATGACGTCGTTGTTGAAAAACGATCAACATGTCATCGCCGGCAGCGACTACACGAAAATCTTTCATCGCTAAACCAGCCGCCAATAAAGATCGCACCGCAGTCAACCCACACACAACCGTGTTGCCAACGGTCGTATTAGGGTCGCCAGAATTGCGGTTGCCGACTAATCGAAATTCGAGGCCACATGCAGATTTACATTTTCTGTCAATTTGGCCTTCGAATACATACCTCTGGGCGTCCGTCATGGGATGTATGACGTTAAAACAAGCAGCCTCAAATTCATGCGAGTATGTACTATAAAACCGATCGAACTTCGATTTATCGATACACCAGTAATGAGTGTAGCCGTCTACTTCGAAACGATGAAACATCGATCCAATCTGGCTCAAATTCATTGCACACGTGCAATAAAACAACGGCTCCTCACCTTCGTGTTGCAACCATGCAATTGTGCTCCCAAATATCGTATGCTGATATGACCTCACCAACGGCCCGAGTATGTAATTCGCCTCGTCTGTAGCCGCGCTAATTACGCGCATTGGTTTTGGCTCAAACACACCGTTCCGGATGTTGATGAATTTTTCGTTTGTTTTACCAAATATGTTCCTTTGGTTAATGCGCGCTGTAATTTGAACGCCTTGCTGATGTATATAGCGTAACTTACGCTGCACAGCAGGTTTTTGCGCATCCATCCATGCCCGCACATTAATTGGCTTATAAGTCGTCTGCAACAAACGCAACCACTTTAATTCATGATCCAGCAACGGTAAATACGTCTTCAAGCTGGTTTCATGATTGACCGCGAGTACGCGCACTTGCAATGCATGCTCGAGCGCGTCCGGGTCATTAGCTGGCATGGCGATCAAACGATTAGGGCAATATGGCCCGAAGAGACTCACCAACTCCAGTTGATCTGCTCTTTGCACATGATCAATCGGTGTTGTGTGATATAACGTAGCTCTCTGCTCTTCAGGTTTAGTTGCCCCGATGAATACAAGCTTCGGGAATGTAATTGTCACATTCTCCCGAACTTGTGGTCGTACGACATGTGGGTAAGGCGCAAACGCAGTGCATAAATATGACTTATTCTTTGGCACTTTTGTAACCTGGTTCCAATAAAAATGCACAGGCAACCGCATATACCAGGGCAAAAGGCCAAAGACAACGTGCACACATAATGGCACAAAACTGCGCGCGCGTATTGCTTCGTACACACCAACCGCAATTTCGCTAAACCCCTTAGTCGCATATGCGCATAACTCCTCACAAATGAAGGAGATACGCGGATATACTGGGCAAACACACATAGGCGGTGGGCAACGGGTAACACGAACCTCCACCCATCCAATTGTCTGTGCGAGCGACCGCCACATCATGTGTGCTACTTGCGAATCTGTCATTCCACGTGTGACTGTTTCTTGCGGTGTATTGTCAATCCACATGTTGGCTAACACGTGTAACGGCATGCGACAAAACCATGGCATGAACATGAGCATCCCGTGCAACACCATTGGCACCACGTTTTGTGCGCGCACCGTTTCGTATAGGCCAACAAACAATTCACTAACACCACGCGTATAATGCGCTGCTAGTTCCTCGCCTATGAATGACAATATCGGGTGTGAACGCCAAACACACAGTCTCTCGTGCAATTTTGCCAACAAAGGGGTAATCGCGTATTTGTCAACATACGTCGTGGCGCGGTACAGCGGTTTGGCAATTGCCAAATCTAACACGGTCGCCACAATATCTATTGACTTGCGCACTACTATATTAGATACCTTACTTACATGTCGTAAGACAGGCAACAAAGGTTTATAGTAGTATAATACCATAAGCGCCGACCCTATCATAAT